TCTTACGCCGTTCCGTGGAATGGCATTGGCGCTCGCGGTGTTTTGAACCTGGCAAGCCGCATGTTGCTGGCATTACTGCCGCCAACGCAGCAATTTTTCCGGTTCTCGCTTGACGATGCGGCGTTAGCGCAAGAAGGCATAGAGCCAGAGCAGAAAACCCAGGTTGAAGAGGCGCTAAGCAAGATTGAGCGCCTTGTTTTGCGTGAAATCGAAGCAAGCAATGACCGCGTCGTGTTTCACGAGGCGTTGTTGCACTTGATCATCTCGGGCAACGCGCTGCTTTATGTGTCGACGGAAGGCTTGAGGGTGTTTCACCTCAATCGCTACGTCTGCTCGCGTGATCCCATGGGCAACCCGCTTGAGGTTGTGACATGCGAGGAGTTGGCGCTGTATCAGTTGCCAAAGAACGTCCAGGAGATGTGTTACGAGGAGGACGACGAGCTGAAAGGCATCGTTGACCGCAACGACGTAGACATCAAAGGCAAGGAAAAGACAGTCCGCCTCTACACCTACATCTATTGGCGAGAAGACACGGTCTATTGGCACCAAGAAGTCAAAGGCAAGATCATCCCCGGCACTGAAGGCAAGTCGCCTGCGGACGTCAGTCCATGGCTGCCGCTTCGGATGACTAGGGCGGCAGGTGCTGCATACGGCATCGGCTACGTCGAGTCTGCTGCGATCGCTGATCTGCAAACGGTCGAGGCGTTGTGCCAGGCCATTGCTGAAGGCGCACTAGCCAGTGCAGCCGTTAAGTATCTGGTCAAGCCAAGCGGCGTGACCAAGCCAGCTGATTTGGCCCGTGCAGCAAACGGCTCATTTGTCACCGGAGACCCCAACGACGTCTTGGCGCTGCAAACGCAGAAGAGCGCAGACCTGGGTGTCGCTTTTCAGGCCAAGCAGCAGATCGAGCAACGCTTAGCGCAGGCGTTCATGCTGGCCGACATGCGCGACGCGGAACGCGTCACGGCGGAAGAGGTCCGCTTGCAGGCGTTGCAGATCGAAAACAGCCTCGGGTCGATCTACTCGATTCTGACCACAGAGTTTCAGGTCAAGTACGTCGCACGCAAGCTCGACATCCTTACCCGCGCAGGCAAGGTGCCAAAGATGGATAAGAAGCTGGTTAAGCCTGTCATGACTGTTGGCTTGGCCGCTGTCGGCAGAGGCAATGACTTAGAGCAGCTCGTCAGATTTGTGTCGACGCTTGGGCAGACGATGGGACCAGAGGCAATCGCTCAGTACGTCAAACCGCCTGAGTTAATCAAGCGTTTGGCGTACAGCATGGGCATCGACGTCCTTGGGCTTGTGAAGTCTGAGGAGGAACTCATGGCCGAGATGCAGCAACAGCAGCAGATGGCCATGGCCCAGCAAGCAATGCAGGCCGGCATGGCCGACCCGCAGAAACTCGCCAATGCAGCGTCAACGACGCAAGAAATGCAGATGGCACCTGACCAACCCGCACCCGACCAGTAATGACCACGACCCCCGAATCCCCGCAAATCACCTCGCCTGAGGCCGCAGAAGAAGGCATGGTCGCTCCTGGCCAAGAGGACCTTCTCAATGAGTTCATTCAGGAGCAGCAGGCTGAGCAAGATCCTGACCTGATCGGCGGCAAGTTCCGCTCACAGGAAGACCTGCTCAAGGCGTATCAAGAGCTAGAGCGAAAGCAAGGCCAACAGCCTGAGCAAACCGAAACTGCCGAAGAGCCAGCTGAGAGCTACAGCGTTGAGCAGGCTGTCGAGGTTTACGGCAAGGAAAACGTCGACGCCTTGCAAGAGAAGGGCATTTCGCTTAATGACTTGATGTGGAAAGCCGACAACGGCGAGGACATCAGCGACTCGTTTGATGACTTGGCTGAAGTCTTCAAAGTGCCTCGCCAGGTCGTCGAAAACTATGTGTCAAAGGCGCAGTCTGGTGGAGATGCCGCACCGCCTGAACTAACGGCCTCTGACGAGGCTGACTTGAAGGCGCTGGTTGGCGGGGACCAAGGCTTTGAGCAAATGGCTGATTGGGCCCGCAGCAACTTGGCGGAAGACGAGATCAATCGTTTTGACGCGGTCGTCGACAGCAACAACAAGGACGCGATCCACATGGCCATCCAAGCTATGCAGGCCCGGATGAACGCAAAAGACTCTGTTGTGGAGCCAAAGCTCATCGGGGGCGGAAAGGTTGCAGAAACATCGCGTTTTGAAAGCCAGCAGCAGGTGCTGGATGCAATGAACAAGATGAATGATCGTGGTCAGCGGTTATATGACGTTGATGAGGCTTATCGCGAGAAAGTCGTCAAGCTGTTGGCATCAAGCGACGTTTTTTAGTACGGTCACATCAAGAACGCACTGAAAGCGGCAAGCCCTTTTAGGAGGACAACTTGCAAGCGATCGGAGGGGCGCTTACTCGCAAACCAATTTCTATTTAGGTAATGGCTAACCCCATCCTGTCGCGCGCTGGCCAAATTAAAGGCGCAGCTGCAACTTGGGGAGCAGGCGCAGCTGGTCTGGATACAGATCGCGCGTTGATGCTCAAGTTGGGCTCCGCTGAGGTGCTCGATTCCTTTCTCAAAACAACAATTTTCAAGGGAAAAACCCGAGAAAGAAACATCCGAGGAGGAAAAAGTGTAGCCTTTCCGATCACAGGTCGGATGAACGCTACATATCATCAACCTGGCACCGCGATCACCGGGACAACTAATGATCCCAGTGACCTGAATGAGCGCGTAATTTCACTCGACGCTCTGATGATTGCAGACGCTGCGATCTATCAGGTTGACGAGCTTATGTCATATTTTGACGTTCGCCAGCACTATACGGTCGAATTGGGGCGTGCGCTGGCCTACGAATATGACAAGCGTGTAGCCCGAATGATTTTCGCGGCTGCCAGTAACACCACCGAGCCTCTCAACAAAACAATTAACGCCCATAAAACGGGTAATGCACTCACGCTTGGAACCGACTACACGGCTTCAGGCGCAACCCGTCAGGCCAAGGGTGACGCCCTGGTCAACGCCATCTTCGATGCACGCGTTGCCTTTACCGGCAAGGACGTTCCCATCGACAACATGTATGCCGTCTTTACGCCGGAAGATTATTTCCTGATCTCCCAGTCAAGCCGCGCAATCAATGCTGACTTCAATGGTGGCGGGGGCGCAAACGGCACGATTGCAAGCGGCACTGTTCTGCAAGTTGCAGGTATTCCTGTATTCATGTCGAACCACGTTGAGCAATCGAGCTACACCCTGCAAGCTGGTGACCACAACGGTGACTACGCCCAAGACCTGAGCAAGTGCAAGGGCCTCATCTTCAACAAAGATGCGGTTGGTGTCCTGTCACTGCTGAGCCCTGCTCTGCAAATGACTGGCCCCGAGTACGCCGTCCAGTACCAATCCAACCTGCTTGTGGCCCGCCAGGCCCTGGGCATGGGTGTGCTGCGTGCGGAGTCTGCTTGCAAGATTGTTATTCCTTGAGCAAGCTGTGGGGGCTTCCTTGCCGTAGGGGAGCCCTCCTCACACGTTGTAGAAAAAGGGGGCCGCTACTGGCCCCTTTTTTTGTGACGTAGCAGAATGAGCACTACGAGCCTGTAGTGGTCGCATGGGTCTTGCCAATCAAACGGTCACGCCAGGCAGGACGACCCTGCTGGACGCCGTAAACGTTCTGCTCGAAAACATTGGCGAGCAGCCGGTCAACTCGCTGGAAAACCAGCAAATCATGGATGCTCGGATTGCCGAGCGGACGCTGCTTGAGTTCCACAAAGAGGGCCAGGTCAAAGGCTGGAGCTGGAACTCGGAGTTTGAATATCAGTTCAACCGAGACAGCTCAACCAAGCAGATCAAGGTGCCGGCGTCTGTCGTGCGCTTCTCGATCAACCCTTACGAGCTGGCAGGGCGTTTCCAGCTGCGCGGCCAGTTGGTTTATGACCGCGAGAACCGCACAACCTTGCTGGGTGATGACATCCCGCATCTGCACGCGGACGTCATTTTCTTGCTGCCATGGGACGAGGTGCCTGAGGCTTACAACCGCTGGGTCACGATCAAGTCAGCTCGCGTGTTTGCCAACCGGGTACTGGGCGCCGAGGCGCTCTACAAGTACACCGCAGAGGACGAGCGCCACGCCCAGGCCACGTTGGAGCGGATGGAGCAGCAGGTCGAGCAATCCAACATCTTGACCGGCAGCCGCGGTTACAACCCATTCCCGACGTATGAGCCGGCAAGCGGCCTGGCCACGCGTCGCGTTAGCGCTGGGATTCGCCTCTGATGCTTGCCTCTTACGCCATCCCAAACCTGGCGCAGGGCATTAGCCAGCAGCCAGATGCGCAGCGCGATCCATCACAGGGTGAGATACAGATCAACGGCATGTCATCCATCTTGGAGGGCTTGCGCAAACGCGATTGCAGTCAGACCGTTGCCCTGGTCTCCAGTACAGACTTTGGCGATGCCTTTATCCACAGCATCCTGCGAGACAACGTCGAGGAGTATCTCGCCGTTATTACCAGCACAGGCATTCAGGTCTTTGACCTAGATGGCACGGCACAAACGGTGGCGGCCCCTGGCGGCTTTGGCTACCTGAGTTCAGTCACTGACGCGCACGCGAACATCCGCGCGGTGACGATTGCTGATTACACCTTTATCAGCAACACCAAGACCTCGCCGGCCATGAGCACGGCCACAGCGCCTGCGACGGCGCGGCCGACAACTCATGAGGCGCTGTTGTGGGTCAAAGCGGCCAACTACGGCCAGACCTACGAAGTCAACATCAACGGCAACAACGTCCAGGTGACAACGCCGGTTGCGCCGGTCGTGACCAGTGGGTCGACGGTGACAGAGAACCGCATCAGCTCTAAGTCGATCGCGGCCAGCATTATCAGCAACATTGGCAGCATCTCTGGCGTGTCGCTGACGCAAAGCGGTTCCGTCATTCACGTCACTTCCAACAGCCCGATCACAATCAGCGCGACAGACGCGCGAGCCAACGCCGACATCACGGCACTCCTTAGCGAAGTGCAGGTCTTTACCGAGCTGCCAACTATCGCTCCTGTCGGCTATCAGATCCACATCACGGGAGACCCCGGCAATAACTTCGACGGGTACTACGTCGAGTTCGCGCCAAACAGCGGCAACTTCGGCGAGGGCGTGTGGACTGAAACCGTCAGCCCTGGCGTTGAGTACGAGATCAACAACACGACCATGCCGCACCTATTGGTGCGTCTGCCTAACGGCCAGTTTCATTTTGGCCCCGCTGACGGCAGCACCCAGGGCGGGGTGGAGATTCCTAAGTGGGGCCAGCGGGTTGCTGGCGACTACGACACAGCCCCTGACCCGAGCTTTATCGGGTATCCCATCAACGACATTTTTATCTACAAGAACCGCCTGGGCTTCTTGGCAGACGAGAACGTCATCCTGAGCCGTGTCCGCGAGTTCTTTGAATTCTTCCCCGAGACGGTCACGACTGTCTTGGATACAGATCCAATCGACGTTGTCGCTAGCAACAACCGGGTGTCGGTACTGCGCTACGCCGTGCCGTACCAGGACGAGCTAATCCTGTTCTCGTCGCAGTATCAGTTCAGGTTTAACGCGGCAGAGACTGTGCTCACGCCTGCAACTGCGCAGATCACGGTGCTGACGCAGTTTGAGGTCGACATCAACGTCAGGCCTGAGCTTGCTGGCGGGGGCATTGTTTTTTGCCAGGCAAACGGCGACTTTTCGCAGTTCCGAGAATTTAGTGTCCGGGGGGCTGGTACGGCGTTGACAGCAGACGCGCAAGACTTGACGGGCTACGTCTCGGCGTTTGTCCCCAAAAACGTCTACGAGATGACGGTCAACGACACCAGCAACGCGGTGTTTGTCGTGACCGAAGAAGCGGGATTCAAAACCGC